CTGGGTGTTAGCCCACGATTTGGCGCGCAAATTTGATCAGCTCAGGATTCGCATTTTGCAGAACATCGAGCATCAATCGCTTTTCAGCAAGATACTTAACCGCAAACTCGGGATCATGCATCGCCACACTTGAACAGTTACTTATGATGTCTGCGACTTTGATGTCCTGAATCCATCCGGGCTTATCTGCCAATCTCTCGCGGCTTAACCGCTTGCGCTCTTCACGCGTCCCGGTTTCGAGATCTGATAATGCCTCTACGGCTATACGAACAAGACTGCCGAACCGATTTTCTATTTCTTCTCCGCTAATGCCCTGGTCTTCAATGGAATCATGAAGCCACGCAACGGCCTGTACGATATTGCTTGTTGATTGAACCGTTCTAACGATGCCTGCGACTTCTGACAGGTGGTTGAAATATGGATTGCCAGTGAATTTACGTTTCTGGTCTTTGTGCACTTCTGCTGCAAATTTCATTGCTTCAAGAACAATGTTCATACCGCCCTTACCTCTCACCTTTAGTTGCTGGCTTCAGCCAATAAAAAAGGGCTACCGTTGCTGATAGCCCTGCGAGAGCTTGTGTGATGTAAAGTGTCATTGCCAGAATTCCTCATTGTCTCGCTCTGCCCAGCGAAGCCAGACGCATTCCCAGGCGAAAGGAATGAACGCTTCAAAGAAATCCTTCCACTGCGACTCCCGGAATCCGGTTACTTCATCAACCATCGCCTCAATTCCGTTTCGTGGCGTTCTTGGCCTGGTTACTCCGCTGATGCGTTCGAACTGTTCAATAAGCTCTTCCTCGTCAAGACACTTATCCAGCACAGCCGCGAAGCGTGGGTTTGAAGCAACCTCTTGAAATGGTGATTTGCCGTTCATTAAAAACCTCCCTTCTTCTTCGGTTTGTCTTGATGTTCGCGCCGCTTGCTTGCCGCTTCCTGCTGGTCAGTATCATGGATTGCGCCATTACCCTGATTGCAGTAAACAGTTCCTGTTTTACCGTGCCGATTGAGTCGCAAAATCAGCTCCGTCTCTCCTGGTGGAACAGAGTCATCAAACGCACCTTCGCGATGAATTCCCACCCAGTAATCACAATCCTGCTCAATCTGACCGGTGTCTCTGGAATCGCTCGGTAGCGGTCGTTTGTTATTGCGCTTCTCCAGCTCACGGTTTAGCTGAGTAAGCAGAACGACGACACACCCCAGCTCTTTTGCAAGGTTCTTCAGTCCTTTGGTGATCATGCCGTAGGCCAAGTCGTTACGGTCCGCTTTCTCGGCTGTCATTAGCGTCAGGTAATCGACAAGAATCATTCCTACACAGCCCTTCTCGCGTTTAATTCTGCGGCTTTCGCTTACGATGTGGGCCAGAGACAGTCCTGGGGTGTCATCGATGTAGAGCATGTCGATTTCACTCAGTCGGTGCGCTGTCTTAATGGCTTTATCAAAGTCTCCGCCATAGTCACCTTCATATGCTTCATCAGAATCTTCATTTGCTGGCATGTAGAAAATGTTCGGGTTTACACCAGACTTCTGTCCTACAAGCTTTTCCAGGATCTGATCGCTTGGCATCTCTAGGCTGAACAGCAGGGAAGGCTTTCTCTCCCGAACGGCACAGTTGATTGCCATCTGGCTGTAAAGCGTGGTCTTTCCCATTTTAGGGCGAGCGCCGATAACGAACAGTGAGCCTTTGACTAGGCCTTTCGGCGACAACATACGATCAAGCGATGGTATACCGGTGCTCATTCCGCGCTGCTCACCTGAAGGATCAAACCGTTTCTCCAAATCCTCCACCCAATCTTCCATTACCTCACCGAAGGAGCGAAGCCCTTTGCGTGAACCGGTTTTAGCGTGGTCAGAAAGTTGTGTGAAGAGAGTTTGAATTGCTTCGTACTTCTGGGTAGCGGTCATTCCGTTGCGCGCGTAGAGAAGCTCTGTAGCCTCAGTCATGCGTTGAATACCGAACCGCTCCATTGCCGTTTCCCGCACCTGCATTGCGTAGGCAACGATGTTTGCTGCGCTTGGTGTGTTTTTGGCAATCTCAGCGATGTAAGCAAAGCCACCAACCGCCTCAGTGATACCCTTGCGCTCAAGTTCATCGAAAAGTGTTAATCCATCAACTGGCTTCTGCTCGCGGTACATGCGAGTCATTTCTTCGTACAGGACTTTATGCGGACGGCTATAGAATGATTCTGGCTTGAGTAGCGACAAAACCTTCTGCGTTCTCTCACTACTGTCGTCATCAAGAAGTAATCCGCCGATCACCGCCTGCTCAGCTTCAGTGCTGTGCGGTGGTGCAAACAGGTTGTCAATCATTCCTCATCCTCCAAATCAGCCACAGCGTCCATGACATCAGAACCGCGAATAAACTCGAATGCCTGACATGCCATTTCGAATACTAACTGCTCCTGAGGATGTGGTGACTCCCAGTATTTAAAGCCAGGTCGGTGCGTATAACCTTGCATGGAGTAAAACTTGCCAGCAAGCTCTATTGCAGCATCAACAAGCTCTCTGTTTGACATAGGTGATTTTTCAACGGTCATCGTGCTCTCCCTCGCGAACCTTCAGGTATGTATTGTCATTCAGCAGGTAGTCGAATCCTTTCTTGTGCCACACGGTTCCTCGCTGATTGTTCGGTCTTTCCTCGAACATCCACCGGCAGTTTGACGCAACGTAACTCAGGTAGGACTTCCAGTCTTCCAGGGTGAACCCATGCCCATCTAGCTGACGAGTAATAACTCCCGCCTTCCGCCAGAATGTCTGAATCTGGTTTTTGCGTTTATCATTCATCGCTCGGACTTTTGGGGCTTCAGGAAGTAACTCGTGATAAGAATCGACGACTTGCTGGCAACTGAGGGAAGGCTTTTTCTTTTCAGACTTTTTGTCTGCTGAGGCACTCTCTAATACGTCAGTATTAGAGATATTATTTATATTATTGTTTATGGACAACCGTTGGACAACCGTTGGACAATCTCCGCTGAGAGGCTTGCCGTTACTGGCGCTCTCGTTGGACAACCGTTGGACAACCGTTGGACAATTTTTAGCTTGATAATCGTCATATTTCACGATTGTTAAAAGGCTAAATTTCTTCCCCATCGAGCTAATATGAAGCATCCCTTTTGACTCAAAAGTACGAAGCAAGCTGCGCACCTTGTTGTCCGGTATGAATGTTTCACTAACCAATGTTGGCCTGCCCGTCAGCATCTGACCACGCCCCACTTCAACAGGTCCAATATCAGTTTTAACGGTTGCTGGTTCGTGATTAGCCTTCAGGATAAGGTGAAGCCAAAGGTGTACTGCCTGAGAGTCCTTGTATAGGCGGCTATCCATAAACTGGCGATGTATAGAGACATACCCCATACTGGTTGCCTCCTGCGGTTGTACAGGGTATTGCCTGTAGTCAGCTAACTTAACGACGCCCATTCTTCACTCCTGCTTTGGCTAGTCTGTAAACGCCAATAAAGCGCTCTGCGAACGCCCGGTTATTGGCAGCTGTAACCACTATTCCTTCAGGTGAATCAGGGTGCCGAATATCTTCTTTTTCCTGGTACTTTTTACGCTTCCGCATTAAAATATCTCCTGTGAATAGTGTTGTTGACGTAACACAGTGTTCTCAGGCCTCAAGTGTTCCAGCACTTGGGGCTTTTTCTTTTGTCAGCAGCCGGGCCACCTGTTTAGCCAGCGTTGCTAACTCCTCGTCCTCTACCCCCCATTCAAGAACCGCTAACAGCATCGACATTCGAGGCAACAGCGATTCCTTCCATCGAGTGATTTGTGACTTGTCTACGCCGATAAGCTCAGCGATGTTCCCGGCCCCACGAATAGCTATCTTGCTCAATAACTTGCTTTCAATTGCGCGGGCTTTGTTGCGGGTGGTTGCAGTATCCATTTCGTATAGTTTCCATAGAAGAATTAAGTACGTGGCTAACCCGTAGCAGGTGCCACTAAGATGTGTAGTCTTTTTGGATTACTGCCCTTCTTCAGGGCTAGATGTGTAAAGAGCGGGGTTATCAGGCGGCCTCTAATTCAGGCCAAATGCTTGTCCAGTCACCTGGATGAAGATGTTTGCGTGTCACGTTACCTAAGCTGGCTTTCTCGATCAGCACGCAAAGCGCCGCGCCAAGCTCATGGTTTTTACTTAGTGCCTTACGTAGATATCCAATACTCGTACCGCACTTCGCAGCAAATTCTCTTTGCTCATCCAGTGAAAGGTTGTTGAGATAGGTGCGTAATTCGTTCATCCCATTTCCTTGTTTACCTTCACATGGATTTAGTTTACCCACAGGTAACCATTTTAGCAATACCTGTAGGTTATTTACCAAAAGGTAATGCAGAATAAAATGCTCGATATGGACAAATATGAGAAAAGGCGTCAGCGCCTGATACAATTAAGAGATGAGAAATGCGGCGGCAAAGCTGTGGATCTCGCTCGCAAAATCGAAAGAGAACCCTCTTACGTATCGCGCATGCTTTACGAAGAAGGTAAAAATGGTAAGCGGCGCATTGCCGATGACATGGTCGAAGTGATTGAAAAAGCCTTTTCACTCCCTCGCGGCTGGATGGATGGTATCGATGACAAAGGCCATGACAACGTACAATACGCTGGCAAGCATCAGGAAACGAAGGGATTCCCGTTGATCAGTTGGGTTAGCGCTGGGCAATGGCTAGAGGCTGTTGAACCATATAAAGTTAGTGAAATAGACGAATGGCCTGAGACTACGCACCATGTCGGACCGCATTCGTTTTGGTTAACGGTGCGAGGCGATTCTATGACTTCGCCAGTTGGATTCACCGTGCCGGAAGGGATGATCATTCTTGTTGACCCAAGCAAAGAAGCCAAAAGCGGAAAGCTAGTAGTGGCAAAGCTTGTCAATGACAATGAGGCAACATTCAAAATGTATATCGAGGATGCTGGAAGGAAGTTTCTTAAGCCATTAAACCCTCAATACCCCATGACAGAGATCGACGGTAACTGCTCAATCATCGGAACGGTGGTTGACGTTAAGTGGCAAAAGATCCCTTAAACCGTCCGAATCTTCACTAAACCCGCCTTGTGCGGGTTTTTTTATGCCCTCAACAACACAAAACATCAAATAAAAATTACCTCAAATATCAATGGGGTAAACTTTCACATCAAAATTATTTACCCCAGGGTATAGACAATAAATTTACCCTGAGGTAATGTTTATCACATCAGCAGGACGCACTACTCACCAGGACGGTGAAAGCTCATTAACAGATAGCGCTGAAGAAGCGCAGATACACCGAAGCAAGTGTGCTTTGGGGTGTGGTGAAAGCTCTTTGTACCAGCAAAGAGGCGCTCAACTGGCTCGTTGGCAGCTTGGGGTTCGAATCCACCGAGTGGCGTCCTGGGATGCCTTCACCACACCACCAAAACACACTGACAGGAGGATGTATGGACTCACAAGCACGCCGTCGCGAACGCCGCGCCGCTAAACAGGCTGAATGGAAAGCTGCTAATCCCCTGTTGGTTGGGGTTAGCGCCAAGCCGGTGCGCCAGGTATTAACTCTGAGCCGCAAGATTGACCGGGTTAAGAAAGCAGCTGAGCCAATTTGCAATGAGATGGCTACGCAAATCATTAAGGCGACAGAATTGCACGAAGCAATCCGAAGCCAGATGGATAAGAAGAATCAGCGCGAGTGGTACAGCAAGCCGAAAGAATTCGGAGTAACATGCTTTGGTCGTCAGAAGATGAAAGGCAAATCAATTCCCCTAATTTGAATCCAAAATACGGAGTGGTTATGAGGAAAAGAGACTTCGCCAGAATGGCCAGGTTCAACGCTGAAAAACAGAAAGAACATCTAGATGAAATGCAGGGAAAAATTCATAAGGGCGGTGGAGAGATTCTTGATTATCGTGTTGATAAGGCGATCACTAGTACAGCACCTAAAGATGATTCAGTAATGACCATAGAACCTAAAGATGATGCTGCATATAGGGTTGTAAACCACGCCCATCAGCGACGACCAGATAAGAAATGGTCATAACGAAACCCGCGTATAGCGGGTTTTTTATTGCCTGTAAAACTTATCCCTGTGAATACACAGGCCGAAGCGAGTGCTTCGGGCAGGCGTTCGGTGGAGCTTAGGCCCATACACACACGGGCCGAACTGAGAAGCCGATTGAAATCCGGAAATTGAAATAGGTTCCGGCGCCTGCACCAAAGCACTCATTGAGGAATACCCATGAACAGAAATCAACGCCGTATGGCTGCGTACAACGCCAGCAAGGCAGCTCAGCAGATTGATGCGAGCAACTACGCAGGAAAGATTAACCGAGCCTTCTCAAAGCTGTCTGGAGATGCACCGGTACGTGTAGCCCGGGCCACTTCGCTCGGAAGTCTCCGCGACAAACCAGTTCAGGAAGTTGAGCAGAAACAGAATCGCATCTGGTACAGCAAGCCTGGTGAGATGGGCGTGACGTGTACTGGTCGGCAGAAGGTTAGAGGGAAAAGTCTTCTGCCTCCCGGCGTTATTTAACAGCAAGCATTTTATATAACCAGGTCGCAATGCGGCCTTTTTTATTATCAAAATTCAGGAATAACAACATGAGCGAAGAAAAAATTGTTGCGTACAAGGGATTTAATACCGACTTAACTTGCCGTGGCTATCAGTTCGAATTTGGTAAGACTTACGAGCACGAAGGCACAGTAAAAGCATGCTCATCTGGCTTCCACTCATGCGAAAGCCCAATGGATGTATTCGGTTATTACGCCCCAGCAACCAGTCGTTATGCTGAAGTTGAAGTAGCCGGAAAAATCAGCCGCCACAGCGACGACAGCAAGATAGCCAGCGCGACAATCACATTAAAAGCTGAGCTCACAATTCCTGAATTCGTGCAGCGGGCGATTGATTGGGTATGGAACAAAGTAGATAAGTCGTTAGAGCAGCAGATCATGCCCGGCTACCAATCAGCAGCATCGAACACCGGCTACCAATCAGCAGCATCGAACACCGGCGACTACTCAGCAGCATCGAACACCGGCAACCGCTCAGCAGCATCGAACACCGGCTACCAATCAGCAGCATCGAACACCGGCAACCGCTCAGCAGCATCGAACACCGGCTACCAATCAGCAGCATCGAACACCGGCTACCAATCAGCAGCATCGAACACCGGCGACTACTCAGCAGCATCGAACACCGGCTACCAATCAGCAGCATCGAACACCGGCGACCGCTCAGCAGCATCGAACACCGGCAACCGCTCAGCAGCATCGAACACCGGCGACTACTCAGCAGCGGAGGTTTATGGATCTCATTCTGTAGCAGCTGCGTTCGGCATTGAAGGAAAATCCAAAGCGTCAGCAAACAGCGCGATTGTTCTCTGCTATCGAAATGATGAAGGCGAGTTGATTCATATCCGGGCAAGCAAGGTTGGTGAGAATGGAGTAGAGGCCGGGAAATGGTACCAACTCAGCAAAGATAACGAGTTCGTAGAGTGTGAGTGATGCACCTAATGCGGATTCAATGATTCCGCATTGTGAGCCAATCCGCGCTCATAACCATTACAGGAGACGAAGACCTGTTCTGGTTAGATGGAGAAACCCTCGTAAATCCCTTGATAGTCTTGCCCGGCATCGCGTCCGGGCATTTTTTTAACTGGAGAAAAGTATGGGCGATTGTGGCGAAGACTACTCAGCACATAAACAGCATGCCATTGAGCGAAAGCAAGCAAACCTCGAAAAAAACAAGGCCCACATGATTAGTTGTGGCCTGGCATACAGCGTTGATTCTTCCGGCTCTATGCACTTCGAGACAGATAAAGGGAAAGTGATTTTCTATCCCACAACCAACAAGTTCCAACATAGAAACAGGGTCATGTACGGAGGTGCTGCGAAGTGCGAAAAGTTCATAAGAAGCCTGTTCACATAGCCGCGTAACAGCGGCTTTTTCATATCTGCATATCAGTGCGCTCAACGAACGCAGCGCTATGCAATCACACACAACATAAGGAATTACCCATGCAATTAGTAACTGCTGGGGCTACCCAAAGCATGGGTAGCTTCAACCCGATCACGTCTGTCCAACACTCTCGCCGCAATATCCTGACCGGTGCTGACTTCAAACAACCTCGCGTAAAGAGCTGGTTAGAACGCCTGTGGGACATTCTGAAACAGGAAGGCCAGCCATGACGGGTGCGGCTTCGCAATGGACTGATGAACAATTCTACCACCTTCTGAAAGATGTATTCCCTACCCCACAGGAACAGGAGAGCAATCATGCTTCCAGCACAATTAGCAAGAACACCAAAGCAAAGTCATCTGAAGCGGAAAAGCCTGCTGGTTGAAGCACTTTACTGGCGGGATGAAGGCAACCGGAAGATGAAGCGCGTTTGTCTGAGCATGGCCCGTGATGAGCGGTTGAATAAATGTATTTTTCTCGGCGATGAATTGCCGTTCTGAGGTGAATAGTGGACACAAAAAAAGTTTATGCCGCGATAAGCGGTGTTGCAGCTCAACTGGCTGAGCAAGGCATCCAGAAAGGGAAAAAACAAGGCAGCCAGGTCAATTATGCGTTCCGTGGGATTGATGATGTTTATAACGCCCTCGCTCCAGCCCTCGTGAAGCACAAGCTCGTAATTCTTCCTCGCTACACAGAGCGTACATGTGTTGAGCGGCAGAGCAAAAGTGGCGGCGCATTGTTCTACATAACGGTGCGAGGCGATTTTGATTTTGTCAGCACAGAAGACGGAAGCACCCATTCCGTCACTACATATGGCGAAGCAATGGATAGCGGGGATAAAGCTACCAACAAGGCCATGTCCATTGCCTTTAAATACGCCGCATTTCAGGCGTTCTGCATACCTACAGAAGAAACAGCAATTGATGCGGACGCAGAAAGCTATCAGGTATCACCGCAAGATGCAGAATCGGCTCTCAAAGAGTTTGGCGATAAGGCTTCAATAGCTCAGTCGGTTTCTGAATTACAGGCTGCCTATAAGGATGTGTGGTCGAAGTTAGGCGGCTCAAAAGAATACGAAGATCGTGCAGCTGAAACTTATAAGTCGCGCGGTCGTGAACTTCAAAAACTAACACAGGCGGCATAAATGGCTAGCAGAGGCATCAACAAGGTTATTCTCATTGGTCGGCTTGGAGGTGATCCGGAGGTGCGCTACTCACCATCCGGAACAGCATTCGCCAACATCTCAGTAGCCACATCGGAACAGTGGCGGGATAAGCAGACTGGTGAGCAAAAGGAACAGACTGAGTGGCACCGCGTAGTGTTCAGCGGAAAGATAGCTGAGATTGCCGGTGAATATCTCCGGAAAGGCTCTGAGGTGTATGTGGAAGGCAAGCTGCGGACACGCAAATGGACGGACCAATCAGGCGTTGAGAAGTACACCACGGAAATTCAGGTCGGCGTTGGTGGTGTTATGCAGATGCTTGGTGGAAAACAGGATGCCGGGCAGCAACAGAAATCTCAGCAGCAAAGCAAGCCTCAAGGCAAATCACAGCAGCAACCATCGAATGAACCGCCGATGGATTTTGATGATGATATCCCCTTTGCTCCAGTAACCCTCCCGTTCCCACGCCACGCCATCCACGCAATTTGAGAATAAACATGAACCACTTAATGCTCGACCTTGAAACTATGGGTAACGGAACCTATGCGCCGATCATCTCCATTGGCGCTGTGTTCTTTGACCCCGCAACGGGGAAAACTGGCGAGGAATTCTCAGCCAACGTATCGCTTGAATCATCAATGCGCTACCGGGCCAGGCCGGACGCATCCACGATTCTTTGGTGGATGGATCAAGCCAGTGAGGCGAAACAAAGCCTCAAGGATAACCCTCAAGAACTTACAACTGCGCTGTCTGGATTTTCCGACTTCGTCGCAGATTACGGAAATCCTAAATACGTTCAGGTCTGGGGTAACGGCGCATCATTCGACTGCGTAATTCTTCGCAGCAGTTACGCGTTAACTGGACAGCAGGCGCCATGGCAGTGGTGGAATGACCGGGATGTTCGAACCATCGTTGAAATGGGCAAGGTTGTTGGATTCGACCCGAAGCGTGATATGCCATTCGAAGGCACCCGCCACAACGCATTAGCTGACGCAGTTCACCAGGCAAAATACGTCTCTGCCATCTGGCAAAAACTCATCAAGTAACCAAATCAGGAGCAAACAATGTCAGCACCTCTCACCGGGGCGGGTTATTTGCGCCCAGTTAAACGCGCCGGCACCAAAGAAGAGGTGCTGGCAATGCTCAGAGAACACGTAATTAACGGATGCACTGGCAAGCGGGAATCCCGCATCGAACGCATGGAACGAAAGCTAGCACATCGCCACGAAGCATCTGTCTGGCACGCGAACACATTTGCAGGCCCGGGATTTGTACCAGTCGGGCCAATGCAGCCATCACGAGAAGACGACCGTTTCCGCGACTTCATTGGTCGATACGGTCAGACGATAAACGACTAATGGATAAGCCCATGAAACTCAATATCACCCTAGGCAAATACGTTATCACCGGTAGCACTCACGACCTCATCCTCAACGAAAAGAAAATCATCAAAGAAGGCAAGAACGCCGGTGAAGAAACACTGTCTCGCCTCGGCTACTACTCCAAATTTGAGCACCTCGTGAAAGAGCTATGCCACAAGGAGATTATCGAATCAGAAGCCCAGTCATTAAAGCAACTCGAGAAGCATATCGAAGGCTTGAGCCAATCGCTCAGCAAAGCGGTTAACGATTACGTGGAGCAGAAAATATGAGAGGCGCAACTTACAGCCCAGAACTGACGCCCGGTGACATAGTCGCACGTCAAAGAATCAGACCTATGCCTCCACGCGAGGAATTACTCAAGCGCAAGAGCTTTGGCTCGGTAAACGATAACCGGTATCTGGATATATTTTTGAAGGGAGTGCGGAAATGAACTTAATCGAAATGGATGGCTTCTTGCGTGGAAAGTGCATTCCGGGCGACATGCTGGTTAACGAAAGTAACGCTGAATATCTGGTGCGTAAATTCCAAAAGATTAGCGCACAGCGTGACGCGCTGGCTAGTTTGTTCGGCGATGTGAAAGAGATTTTTGGTTTTAAGTACCGATATTTCATTACATCAAAGGGATTCATCTTCTCAATGGCTTCTGGCGATCTAAAACAGTTAAACCCAACCATGCGGGGGAAGAATAGAAACCAATATTTGTTCGTCAGGTTAGAGCTGGAAGGAAAGCTGAAGGGAGTGAACATCCACCGTTTAGTGGCTGACCACTTTATCGGGCCGAAGCCGTCAGATGAGCACGTAATTAACCATAAAGACGGCAACAAACAGAACAATGATGTATCTAACCTTGAGTGGACTACTGTGGCGGGAAACACTCAGCATGCCTACAGAACTGGGTTAGCTGGAGGAAGAAAGCACGGGGCATATAAAGGCCCAGTCTGCGCTGATAATGGTGATGGCTTCGGATATGTATTTTTTGATAGCGCGCAAGCTCGAGAAGCCGGTTTTAACCCCAACTCAATCAGAGACGCCATATCCAAACCATGGAAAAAGGTCTTCGGATTCCATTTTACCCGCGTCGATTTCGCCGCACAGCTTCGCCAGGGAGCAGCACTATGAGCATGAATGTGACGGATAAGCAGGCGTTACGCGATAACGCAAACAGCATCATTGGCATTCTGGAAAATATCGCAGGGTTTGAGCCATCGGATATCGACGGCGACAACGTTGAGCTTCGCTTTGAGGATGAATGCGGGGTTGATACTGGTTGCGATGTGAGCATTGTGGACCAGAGCCAGAAAACCGCAGATGTCATGCGCGCGCTGCTGGATGAGTTGGAAGCCAAAGATAAGCGCATTGCTGAGCAGGCAATATTGCTGGAAGGTTCCGACGCGATTCTTGCAGATTACGCTGAGACGCTCGACTGTGCCGGTGATACTGATTCAATTCTTGCTGGAATAGTTGAGCTGCAATCCCGCGCTGAAGCCGCAGAGAAGCGCATCGCCAATTTGTTCTCCGCTCTCAAGTTAATTGAGTCTGAAGTATCAGAGAGATTTGACATGGACGATTCGAAAACTAACCCAGGGATTAAGCATGCGGTTGAGCAAGCTCAATCAGCCCTGTCAGCTGGCATAGCACTGGATACGGGGGAGTGAGTATGGTTGAAAAATTAAAGATTCGCGCAGAAGACGTCGAGCCTGGTGATGTCGTTATCACTTTTCACGGTAATCGTTACACGGTCAAATCATTCTGGATGGAGGATGACACCGTGACTCTGTTCGGTACAGATGGCTCTGAAACTGAATACGACTACGACGACATGCTCGACGTTGAGAGGAGCTAACCCATGACCAAATTAACTAAAGATTTCATGCGGGACATTATCGCTGGCAAGGGGTTCGGAGTTGCCCCGGCGGCCGTGGAAGAAATGGCATCCGCGTTGCTGGAAGGTATGGCGCAGGAGCAACAAAGCAAGGCAGCAGTCGCCACTCTGGAACATCACGGATTTACCTGGCAAGGCGGTGAGCAGTGGAAGCCACCTCTGGGTCTGCCTCCTGCGTTCGTCAGCAATGACCGTGCGGAGCTTCAGGAATACCGGAAATCGGCAGGCAAGCCGATTGCATGGCTGAATGAGGATGAATTGCCAGAGAATTACCCTTATGACGAAATGTTCCCATTCTCAAAAGTGGATATCGTGCGCTTATTCCCAGTGTACTCACCACAGCCAGCCCCAGCAGTAGAGGTGGTGCCTGTAGTGATGAAAGACCACCAAATTCGTGAACTGGTCAACGAGCTGCGTGATATCGCCGTCGAGTATCACGGCACGCATCAGTTGCGGGAGCGCATTGCACGCACACTACGCACCGCCATGCTTCAGTCGTTCGGTAATTCCGAACAACTTAACTCTCCGGTAATTCCGGATGGTTGGGTTATGGTGCCGGTAGAGCCGACAGAAGACATGGTAATCGCCGGATTTGAGTCTGAACCTGATGAGACATTCAGCAAACCCGAAGTATGGGAGGAATACCAGGCCATGAGCGGGTGCCAGCAGGCGGCGTACCGGGCCAAGTTGTGCTGGTCGGCCATGCTCGCTGCAGCACCGCAGCAGGAGGGGAAGTGTGGCTAAGTTCCCGACCCAGATGACGTAGATTTAAACTTGATATAATGGCTGCTCACAACACGAGGAGCCCTAAAATGCATTACTACATCACACCGAAAAAAGATGGTTTTAGCCTGTTAAAAACCGAAGACCCAATCCCGGAAGGTTCAGAATATGAAGACAATGGGATTATCGTGAGATGCATCCACTTGGCATACAGGGGAGAGATCTACGGATATCTAGTCCCGGTAGGTGAAGAGCTTGATCGTCGGCAGGCAATTGACCAAATAAGGGCTGCGCATCCGAACCCCCTAGCAATTGATTTATCGTAATCAATCCCCTAAAAAGTCGCAGGCGGCCTGAACATACTGCTTATGTCTCTGAGCTTTTAAGGGGGCAACGTGCACATGACTGAGTATTTGTCGCCTATTGCTCATGAGCAATGAAAATAACATACATACCAAACCTCGCAATCGCGGGGTTTTCTTTTATCTGGAGTAACCATGGAATCACACAGCCTCACTCTCGATGAGGCCTGTGCATTTCTTCAGATATCCAGACCTACAGCAACAAACTGGATACGCACAGGCCGCCTTCAGGCAACCCGCAAAGACCCATCAAAACCAAAATCCCCCTACCTCACCACTAGATCAGCCTGCATTGCGGCGCTCCAGTCTCCGCTGCATACTGTCGGTGTGAGCGCGGGTGATGCACATATTGAGGAACGAAAATGCCCATCTTCCGCAGAGGTGAAATATGGTACGCCTCGTACTCGCTCCCGGGCGGGAAGCGAATTAAGGAATCTCTTGGAACAGCGGACAAGCGGCAAGCTCAGGAGTTGCACGACAAGCGGAAAGCAGAGCTCTGGCGAGTAGACAGGCTCGGCGATTTCCCGGATGTGACTTTTGAAGAGGCTTGCTTACGCTGGCTCGAAGAGAAAGCAGACAAGAAGTCGCTCGATACAGATAAAGCCAGGATGGCTTTCTGGCTCGAACATTTCGAAGGAATGAGATTAAAGGATATTACCGAGGCGAGAATATATTCAGCAGTTAGCAGAATGGAGAATCGTAAAGCGCGGGAAATATGGAAGGGGAAAGTTAATTCTGCAATTAAAAAAGGAATTGAGCCTCCCGCGTTTATTCAGAAGCTTGTAACCACCTCAACGAAAGCAAAGCATCTGGCATTAATGAAGGCGATACTTCGTGCTGCGGAACGCGACTGGAAATGGCTTGAAAAGGCACCGGTGATCAAGGTTCCTGCTGTGAGAAACAAGCGCGTCAGGTGGCTTGAGCATGATGAGGCGAAGAGACTCATTGAGGAATGTCCGGAGCCGTTGAAGTCCGTGGTTAAGTTTGCGCTTTCCACTGGGCTTCGTCGATCGAACATTATCAACATGGAATGGCAGCAAATCGACATGCAGCGTCGTGTTGCCTGGGTGAATCCAGAAGACAGTAAGTCAAACCGCGCTATTGGCGTAGCGTTGAATGACACGTCCTGTCGGGTTCTGCGCGATCAGATCGGCAAGCATCATAAATGGGTATTCGTTCATACCAAAGCTAAGCATCGCCCAGACGGAACGCTGACACCGGATGTAAGGAAGATGCGAGTAGATGATCAGACTGCGTGGAATGCGGCATGTCGTCGCGCTGGAATTGAAGACTTCCGTTTTCATGACCTTCGCCATACCTGGGCAAGCTGGCTTATTCAGTCCGGAGTTCCGTTATCTGTGCTGCAGGAAATGGGAGGCTGGGAGTCAATCGAAATGGTACGTCGATATGCACACTTGGCACCGAATCATTTAACTGAACATGCGCGTCAAATAGACTCGATTTTTAACGAAGATGTCCCAAATATGTCCCAATCAATAAAAACGGAGGATATTAAGGAGGCCTAAATCCTTGATTCTAAATGGTACGCCCTACAGGGCTCGAACCTGTGACCTACGGCTTAGAAGGCCGTTGCTCTATCCAACTGAGCTAAGGGCGCACTGAGAAGGTAAACTTCGCGGTGTTGAACGCCGGGAATTATACGGTCTAAGGCCAATGAGTCAATGGGTTTTCCCTGCAAAGCCCTCATCTTCCCCTTTGCGTCCAAAAACTGCTCCATCAAATGATTAAAGCGTAAGCACTGGCGTTAATCTCCCCTTCCTATACGAAATATCCCGCTACGGTTTAAGCAACGCCTGGTACCTTCAGATATCCCTTATAGCAACAATGAAGTACGTCACAGGACGGAGGGAAACGATGCGCGTGATGCTACGCAGGGAAAGGCGACGGCGAAATATCATGGAATTTCAGGGGCACACGCTTCCCCTGCCCCATAACGCGCTGGTTGAGCGCAGCGACCTGCTCAACCACACGGCACGCTATTGCGAGTACCACATTCTGGTGACGCGCGACCGCTATCTTGCCAATGGCTTTCGTCACAGCCCCGTTCCCCTGTGCCTGTGTCGCATCTTCGACGATATCGACGAGGCGCTGGACGTGGTTCGCCTGACGCACCCTCTCGGTCTGATTATCGATCTCGAAGGTCAGAGCCTGGCCGTGATAACGCTTCTGGATCGCCTGCGACTGTTGCAGCAAAAGTCTCCGGCGCTGGACATCGTGCTGATCACCCCTGAAGTCGACCCGGGTGCGCAACAGTTTCTTCAGTTGGCCTGCCATTGTCGGGTACTTAACAAACGCCTGGCACTGTTACAGGCGCGCGATGCGCTTCACCTCCAGAGTCAGGTACAGCCTCTGCAGCCCCGTTTGTTCAAAGCCAAAGAGTGGAGCGTGCTGATGTTGATGTCTAAAGGCTACACCTTATGCCATATCGCTCGCCTGCAGGTTCGTCCTTATCACAGGATTATCTACCGTGTCGGCTGCGTATTAGCGCTGCTGCGGCTAAATCACCGCCACCAGCTGCTGCGCCTGCTTCAGCGCGTAGGGGCCATTCGGGACACGCATCACTCGGGATAACCTGCTGAAGTCGGGCCGATTTTAAGAAATTACTTAAATTAACGTTAATAAACGGTAATTTTTTAACCAAAAACAAACAATTACAACTATTCCTAAGAATGTCTACCGGGCGAGATTAATCACCATAGCAGATACAAATCATGGAATTTATCTCTACACCAAATGAATAAACTTCACCATCGTCGGTGATTTGTTCGAGCATAATGTGAGCTAACCGACAAACCAACCCCCTTTCCGCACCCGTCTGGCAGGACAAACGACGGGTGAGCGACACAGGCAAAAAACCCCTAAGCTAAACTAATAGTTTCCTCTAACTCGTTATCCAGTCAGCATTTTTTTCCGTATCGCTACACTCGGCGTAACATCACAATTCGCAATTAATTTAACAACCACACAACAAGCAGTCGCTTGTTTTGTTTTTTGCTATTACATAAACACTAAGCGTCAGCAAATCGATAAACCGCAGAAATTAGGCCCAAAAGAAAATTCCTGGTCAATCCACTACAGAACATCGTAATTAGTAAAGTTAATTGTCGTAATCTCAGACTTTTTCCTAAAACGTTACACGGTATAATCGGCACCGTTGAGATAAATAACAAAAACCACAACCAGATCATCTATGGATAATATGTAAATGACGACGATTTTGTCGTAACTCAAAAAAGGAAACGCTGATCACAGCAGTCCACAAATAAGCAAGCATCAGAAAGAACTGATGCAACCCACCGTTTTTTACAAACGAATGGCCTGCCAGCCAGATATTGTGTTTTCTCTCACCCTGGACGTTGACCTTTAGGGCGTAACCGGGTGTCCCAAAATGAGACAAATGCATGCCGACGCTGGCAATGAAGTTCTCTCCAAACTCAGCACAACTGAATACATAATCTGAGGAATAGAAAATGAAACCTGCTTCCGTTGTTATTATGGATGAACAACCTATCGTCAGGATGTCGATAGAGGTTCTGTTGCAAAAGAATAGCCAGATTCGCGTCGTCCTTAAATCGGACGATGGAAAAGAAGTTATTGATTATGTACGAAAAAACGAAACAGACCTGGTTATCGTCGACATAGAACTGCCTGGTACCGATGGTTTTTCACTGCTCAAACGGATCCATGACATCAGCCCAAAAACCAAGGTTTTGTTTTTATCATCGAAGTCGGAAAATTATTATGCCGGACGGGCGATCCGCGCGGGCGCCAATGGTTTTGTCAGTAAACGAAAGGATCACAATGACATCTATAAAGCAGTGGACATGCTGCTGGCAGGTTATTCTTTCTTCCCGGCGGATACCCTGAACTTTCTCAGTAACAATCCAGCAAGGCGCGGAGAATTGAACGAACTTCCGCTTTCAAATCGTGAAGTGACGGTGCTGCGCTATCTGGTCAATGGTCTGACAAATAAAGAAATAGCCGATCAGCTTTTGCTCAGTAACAAAACAATCAGCGCGCATAAATCAAATATTTTCTCCAAACTTGGCGTACATACCATTGTTGAATTGATTGACTACGCAAAATCCCACGAGCTGGTTTAGGAGAATGCGCCGCGCCCGTTAAAATAACGGGCGCGGCATGTTGATATTAATTGTAGTTAATCATGAACGTGGCGTCGGCATCGGCCTTACCGGGCTGCGGATTATCGGCTGTCGCAATGTAGTTGGCGTAAAACTGCAGCGTGGCGTTGCCCAACGCATCGACGGCGACTTCGCGGCTCGCCTGCTGTAAAGGCAGACGGCTGCGGTCGGCGTCGCGGATTTCCACCGCCACCCGTGTGGCATTACTGGTGCCATTCAACCCAAGCAGCGTGGGATCGTCGTCATCGGCTTTGCCGCCAAAGGTTATCGACGCCGAACCCGGCGGGCAGCCAGTCAGGCTCAATGTGAAAGGCGTCACCGATGTGGTGCTTCCGGCGTTGCGCAGCTGTTTGGTTGCCCAGCGCCCCAGCTCGACGGATTTGTCACTGTCGCTCGCTTCCACCACGCAGCTGTAATCCACCACGTTGCCAAACAGCTCGATGTTCACTGCCCCCAGCGCGTTATCGGCCCGCGCACCGTGGCTCATCGCCGTCGCGGCCAGCATGGCCAGCCACAGATAGAGTGATTTCATCGGCAGGCCCCTAGTCATAGTCCACGCGCAAATAGCCCCGGGCGGTAAATTTCCCTTCCGCAGGCTTGTTGCCGGTGATACTGACTGGCCAGGCGCGGATCCCCACCTGCGCCTGGGCGCTGCCGTCCAGGCGGAACGGGATTTTGCTGTTAATGTTGTTCGGCGTGAGCGGATTTCCACTGCTGTCGGAGACGATAAAGCCTAAATCCGGGTTATCCGACACCATCGCATTACCCTGCGATTTTTCCGCCTCCACGCGCATGGTGAGATAGGCCTGCGATTCTACGTTGGTGCATTTGATGCCGATGGTTTTCTGCTGCGCCGGGATGTTCGCCGGACGGTTTCCAGCTCCCGCCTGACTAAACAGCGAGGCGCCGATATCGCCAAAATCGAACTGCACCACGGTCCCCGCGTTGATTTCACAGGTTTGCGGCACGTTGATGGTGCCGCTGTAGCTGATGGTGTACACCGGCGTGGTAAGCGGGTCGGCGCTGGTTGTAGTCACGTAGACGTTAAACATGGTCTGTTTCGGGATAACCACCATGTTGATAAAGCGTCGCGTCACCTTCAGGCGGAACACCAGCTTCGAATCATTCACTGGAAACGTTTTTTGCTTCGGCACATTCGGGTGTGAGCCCATTTGGATGTAATTCTGTGGCGGATAAAAGACGCCAGCGGAGCTGTCGGTTATCTGCATCGCGCCGTCGAGATAATCATTCAATTTTAGGTACTTAAAGCCATTCTCGGTGCTGACCACCGGGAAAGGGGAGACGTAGCTGCGTTTGGTAGTGGTGCCCGTGGTGCCACTCGGACAGATGGCATTCACCCCCACCCAGCCGGATTTTTGGCTGAGTGTGACCACCTGCCCAACCTGGTTGTTGGCACTGGTAAAGGTATCGGTCAAATCGTAAAACACGTCCGATGCCACCCCGTTCGCGTTGCGGCAAACCGTGGCCATCGCCGGGGTAGACGCCATCGCGCACCCCAGCAGTAAAACGGTGAAGACTTTATTGATCACAGCGAACCTCCGTGAGCGTGATCGCCTGTTGCAGGCTCTTTTCCGGGAGCGAGTAGCGAGCGCGACACTGCGCGCCCGGGCCTTCGCCCCACTGAATCAACAGCTCACCGCTGAGCGGCAAACCACTTAGGTAGATTTGTCCGTCGTCGCCCACCATGCTGGTGACGCCGCTGGCTGCTTCCCGGACGATGGCCCCAAACGGCACCGGCTGTGCGCCGCGACGCACGGTGATTAACGCCCTTACGCCAATACGCGTATCAAACGTCGCCCGCACTACTGCGCCTTCGGTCGGCACCACGCTGCTGACGTTGTTTTCGACGTCGGTGCTGTTGCTCATGGTGTTGGTGTCGAGCGCGATGCGGTTGTAGCGATAGACGGTGGCATATGGCATCACCGCGTAACCGCGCCAGTCAGTTTTGACCCCGGTCTGGTTTTCGATACTGACCCCGCTCGCGCCCGGCGCTTTGATCAGCACATTGGTATCGCCCAATGGCTGGCTGAACGTGACGCCATCGGCGTGGGCCAGAATGCCGCCGGATGCCTGCCAGTTCAGGGAGTGCTGGTCGCGGTCATAGTTGTAGGCGCCGCTCAGCGTGCCGTACGTCGCCTGCCAGTTGGCGCTGGCGCTGCCGGTGTAGCCCTGGCCGCTGGTGCTGCCTTGTGTCACGCTGTAGCTGAGGTTGTTTCCGTCCAGCAACGTGCCGCTGACGCCGCTCTGCCAGCTGTTGTCCCCGTCGCTGTTGCGGCTGGCGGAAACGGTGGCATAGGCACGGTCGAACGCGGAATTGCGGCGTGCTGCGCCGTGGCTGAACAGGCTGAATGGCACGGAGAGGTTAAAGGAGGCAATCTGATCGGTGCCCGGAATCCCAATCGAGCGGTTCCACGACATCGACACCGAATAGCTCACCCCGCGCCAGCCGCCGGAATAGCCCACCTGATACCAGGTGTTGGTGTCGTCTGAGCCCCAATAGGTTTGCTCGCTGCCGGAAAGATACAGCGAGCCGTAATCGCCGAGCGATTGCGAAATGTTGGCCTGGAAGCGGCCTTTTTTATTCTGCGTCAGGTTGTGATAGCTGATGATGTCCGGCACGCCGTCATCGTCAGTTTCCTTATCGCTGTACTGGTAGCCGCTCATGTTCTTCCACGTCGTATCGTCGAGAGTGAAGAAGCCTTTGGTTGAGTAGCGATAACCGAGCAGCTGGAAGTTAGTGCCATAGGTGTTCAGGGATTTGGCGTACAGGAAACGCAGCGATTGCCCGTCGTGGGTGCTGTCGTCCACCAGCCGACTGTGCGCGTGGGTAATATCCAGCGATACCGCGCCCCAGTCACCGAGGTTTTTCCCCAGGCCCAGCGCAACGGCGGTGTAGTTTTCCGCCAGCTGCGTGCCGCCGTACACCGTGTAGCCATCGTTCAGACCGGTGATCACCGTGCCCTGCGCAAAGAAAGGCGTTTCCTGCTGGTTGTTGCCGGAACGGTAATCCCCCGCCACCAGGTCGTACTTCCAGCGACCTTCACGTTGCAGCAGCGGCACCGACGAGTACGGCACGGTGTAGCGCTGCTGGCTACCGTCTTTTTCGTCGATGGTCACTTCAAGGTCGCCGCTCGAAGAGGTCGGGTTCAGATCGCTGATGGCGAACGCCCCGCTTTGGACATAGCTCTGATAGACCACATAGCCGTTCTGGCGAATGGTGATTTTGGCTGGCGTGCGGGCGATGCCACGCACCGTCGGCGCGAAGCCCTGCATGCTGTCGGGATACATGCTGTCGGAAGAATAGAGGCGCGCCCCGCGAAAGCCGACGCTGTCGAACACATCGCTGCCGGTGTTGCTGTCGCCCATGACCAGTTCGCTTTTCCACGGCACAATCGAGCGCTGTACCCAGGTGGCGACATTGCGCCAGCGGTTTTCTTTCTGGTTATTGTTGTCGGAATAGGTCCAGGTACCGCTGTTACGCAGCCGCCACGGGCCGTAATTGGCCCCGCTGGTCAGGCTCAAAAAGTAGCTGTCATCGTCGCTGCCGCGATTGCCGCTAAAACTGTAGTTTGCCAACAGCGCCGGAATGCCTTCATCCCACTCTTCGGGGGGAATATAGCCGCGTGCGCTGTTGAACATCGCCACCTGCGGCAGGCTGATATTGAGCTTGAGCGCCGCAAAGTCGAAGGCGATTTCCGTTCCCGGGATCGCTTTCTCCAGCGCTACGCAGGCTTCAAGCGCCTCTTTCGCCAACGCAGGAAACGCCGCAGTGTTGACGCCCAGGCGCTTGAGCAGCGCTGGCGTCAGGCACGGGGCTAAGCCTCCGGCGGCAGGCGGTGTGCCTTCGGCGGGCGTAAAAGTTAAATCCTGCGAGCCGACGAACTCATCGTTGCGCCAGATATCGACCCGATATACCCCGGCGGGCTGCTTATTGCCTTTTTCGAAGCGCGACAAATCCGCCACGCCCGCCGCATCATCGGACAGGAACGAAGGGTTAAAGTAACTTTCCGCCTGCACGCCGGACGCAAACGACACGCCGGACAAGGCAAGGGTCAGCAGTTTCAGGCGCGGCCAGCGCCTGGAGTGTTCGGCGTGAGGAAAGGCATTCATTACAGATTCACGCGACGAGCCGGAGTAATTGCCCCGTAGTCATTCACGCTCTGCCAGCTCAGTGCGCCCTGCGCCCCTGCAGGCAGCGTCACCGTGGCGCTGGTTTTTGGCGCAACCATCACGTTGTCGAGCTTCTTGCCGCCCATCTGTAAATTGACCAGCGTGATGAAATACGGCGAAGGATTATTGATGCTGATGGCTGAACCGCTGCGGGTAAACGCCAGCGTGTCGAGAGCCTGCAACGGCTGCGTCTCGAGTTTATTGGGACGAACGAACAGCTTGATGCGTGACAGGATCGCCAGCTGTAACACGTTGTTGTTTTCGCCGTTGTTTTTATCCATCGACGGGATCGCTTTAACGTTCAGATAAAACAGCGATTCCCGGTCTGTGGCCAGAGTTGGCCCGGCATAAATAATGCGCAGCGTGTTTTCGCTATTGGGCTCGCTGACGAACAGCGGCGGCGTGATGACGAAGGTTTTTTCTTTCTGACCGGTGGCGTTTTCAATCCACGCGTTAATCAGATAACGCTCCTGCTTGTTGCTGTTGCTCAGCGCCAGTGAGGTTTGTTTGGCGTCAGCGGGGTAAATCACCCGGGTCGCGCCCAGCGCAATACCGCCCGCCGCCTGCACGGGTAGCGCATTGACGAACATCAGCATCGACAAAAAAAGTGTGTTTTTAATTAAGCGGATCATAACCCAGTTACCTGTTTTCTTATTTTCTGACAGCGTCTGATAGTTAGGGATAAACGAGGGTAAACCAGACGTCAGTGAGTAAATTCCCTGGTACGAGCGGTAATGAAATAACACGATAACGCGCGCTAAAATGAAACGTCATTTCCTCAGCGGTTATCGGTAAATAATTATCGGGCGGTGCATTTGGAATAATAAGCTGCTGTTGGGTATTAAAGAGTGCCAGCCCTAAACCGCTTTCTCCTGGCCTGCCGCTGGCCTTTGATGAGGCAACAAAAACCTGCGGATCTTCCGCTGGGCTCAATCCCTGAAAGCTCATGCCCACCTGGCTTGCAACATCGCGGCGGCACTCCACGAGGCGCAGCGTGAATGGCACGGTAACGGTGGAGTAACTGCCCACGTCGCCGAAAGTATTGCTGCGGTATTGCCCCATTTCCACGCGTAAATCCTGGCTTTCGGGGGCCACGACGCAGGCGCTGTTGACCAGTTCGCCGCGCAGCTGAACGCGCCCGCCATCGACCACCACCGTGTGCGCGAAGGCCGGGGAAGCCGCGCCGAATATCAATGCCAGCAGTGGCAACGTCCGTATCATGATAGATTCCCGGGAGCTCTGAAAAAGGTCCTCATCCTTGAGGCAAGGCTCATCCTGAGCGCGACTGAGGCTTACTCGTATTTCATTACGAAGGTAGCGTCAGCGTTAGCCTGGCCCGGTGCGGTGGTGTCAGCGGTGGCTTTGTAACGCGCGGTGAAGCGCAGGGTGTTGGTGCCTTCTACCAGGTTCTGCGCGGTAGAGAACGTGGCGCCGTTTGGAGCCAGCGTCGCGGAAGAAGTATCCAGGATTTCAATGCCGACGCCGGTTGCAGTATCGGCGTTGTCGCTGGAAGCGACTGCCAGCAGGGTGTTGTCTTTCGCATCAATCTGACCGGTAAAGGCGACGGCTGCGGTTGCCGCGACGGTTGGGTCGCAGTCATTCAGCACGATGCTGAAAGGGATTTTGGCAGAGGTATCACCGGTTTTAGCGAAAGACGCCGTGCGGTACTGGCCCAGCTTCACTTCCTGGTTGGAAGAGTCAGTGCTGACCGCACAGGCTGCGTTCACCAGTTCACCTTTAAAATGCACGTTACCGCCGTTAACGGTGGTGGTGTCGGCATTGGCTGCGCCAACAAACAGACCCAGCGATGCCACCAGAGACGCAGCAATTTTGCTTACTTTCATGATTTTTCCTTGATGATTTATCTAATTATTTACGGCGAAGAAACTATCCGAAAATAAGTTTCGTCGTTCCTTCAACACTGACCAAAAATAGGCTTTCCGGCAGTAGTCATAAATTAAACAATTCACCTGATGCAAAATACGTATAAACGCTGCGATCGTCTTCAGTTACGTCCTATTATTATTTAGGAAATGACTACGTAAATAATGACACACAAGAAAAGGCCTAAAAACAACAGGGGTTTGGTCTGCCAGGCGGTGAGCTCGCCAGAAAAACGCAAACGGTGACTGACATCCCGCCCGGCTTCTGACAAAATATGACCATCCCCCCTTGTGACACTGACAGACGGAATCTTCTCTCTGATGGCAGCAAAGATTATTGACGGTAAAACGATTGCGCAGCAGGTACGCTCTGAGGTCGCGGAAAAAGTGAAGGCGAGAATTTCCGCCGGAAAACGCGCCCCTGGATTAGCCGTAGTGCTGGTCGGCAGCAATCCTGCGTCGCAAATTTACGTCGGCAGCAAACGCAAAGCGTGCGAAGAAGTGGGCTTCCTCTCCCGCTCTTACGATCTGCCGGAAACCACCCTCGAAGCCGAACTGCTGGAGCTTATCGACACCCTGAACGCTGACGACACCATCGACGGCATTCTGGTGCAGCTTCCGCTGCCTGCGGGCATTGATAACGTGAAGGTGCTGGAACGCATTGCGCCGGACAAAGACGTAGACGGCTTCCATCCGTATAACGTCGGTCGTCTGTGCCAACGTGCACCGCGTCTGCGTCCGTGTACACCGCGCGGGATAGTGACGATGCTTGAGCGTTACAATATCGACACCTACGGGCTGAACGCGGTTATCGTGGGCGCATCCAACATTGTAGGT